TAAAGGTGGAACACCTATGGTACATAAATAAATACTAACTGATAAAGGGGATTTTAATAAAGTTTTGTTAGACCCTCAGTAGTTTTAAGCCTTCGGGCTAGGCTGCAAATAAGTTAGGCAAAAGTAACGGGGAAGCGGGAGGGGGGGAGGTTGAAATCACGATAGACGGCATCAATGAGTGTGCAACAAGCGTCGTAGTACTCGTTGTCGTAGAAGGACCCTGAATCTGCAAAGCGCAACTGGAAGGAAAGAGATTCCCAGTAGTCGTAGTCACGTCGGTTATCTTCAACGGCAATAGTCGCACGGTGTAGTAAGGTGGCGGGATCGATGTAAAGATTCTGCTCACCAGCGACAAGGCCCGCAAATTCGCCGGTGTCGGCGACAGTGACTTTTGGAACGAACTGGCGGTTCACGTCAAGACTTGAATACGTGAGCGCCCCGCAAAAGAGTATGTCATCGCCAACAACCATGGTGGACGTGGTGGGTTGGACGTCGAAGGAAGCGCCGGCCAAGGCAAGGTCACCGATGGAATTGTGGGTGAGAGTGTACCGGTCACCGGAGGCTTGCATGGCAGGGAAAGGTCCAAGGTAAGTCCGTGAGTTATGGCGCTCATAAACAAAACGGTCGACAACGCTGGCGGGGACGCCCATTGAGCGGTGAAGCCTGGCATAGAGCAACGTGAAGGATTCATCAACGCCAGAATCCCAACCGGTGTAGTCGCAGTAAGTGACGGCCGAGTGGGGGTTCCAATAGCGACGGTACCAGGTCTTGGTGGCGGCGATGGATTTCCGAAAGTGCAAGTGGACGTTGCCATGAGCTTGTCGAATAAGGCACTTCTCGACATAAAGCGCCCACACGGAGTCGTGGAAGAGTTTAGCATGCGAGACGTCGGTGATGATCTGACCTTTACTTGCAGCGGAAAACGCTTTGGGCATCTTTTTAACTCTTTGTGATTTAAGGAAGAGTTTATGGACGCGAGGAGACCAGTCAGGTGCAGCACGGGCAACAGCACGCTCAACGTCTGCTTGGGTGCGGCCAGAGAGCCATGATACGAGACATTCATCCACGCAGCGCGCAAGTAGGCCTTCGTTGAGAGCTTGTTCTTTGAGCGTAACGAATTTCGACAAGCCAGACCAGAGTACGTCAGCACGCTCACGGTGAATGGGCAGGACCTCTGCTTGACGTGAGTGAATGCGCTCACGCTCAGACCAGACGCGGGTCGCCCGGTCACGCTCAGTGTGGGTGAGACCTAGGTGACTACCATTGAGGGTAGCCTGGTTGGTGAGGCCACGACCAGGCACTCGGACTTCACGCAGGGTCTGGAAGCGTTCAGGGTGGTAGCCAATGACGG